CTGTTTTCATTATCCAACCGAGCCGCCAATTCCATCAAGGCGGAATAGGCCGGGGACATCTGCACGAAATTAGTTGACAGACCCCGCAAGTCGGTTGCCAGGAGACCCATTTGGGCCGTTTCCGCCTGGGTCGCCGCCAGGTCAAGTTGAGCTTGTGCCTGAAAAGAAGCTGCCCCCACCTGCTGACCAAACTTCCAAATGTCATTAGCCTGGGCATTTAACTGGGTAGTCAAATCGGCGGTAGCCCGTTGTAACTGAGAACGAATAGCTTCTCCCTGTAGGCCTAACGCAGCCGAGGTTTTGGCCGCCTCAATATTAGCTTGTGCGCCACTCACTCTTAACTGCCCGGCAGCCGCCGTTAATTGACCTCGTGCGATATTAACTCGATTAACCGAACTCCCCAGGGTAATACCCGTCTGGATAATTCTGTCGGACCCCCGACTATTTATATCAGCTAAATCTTTATTGTAAGTAGTCTGAATCTGGGCAGACATCATGCCCAGACCAGCTAGATAACGTGAAGTTTCCTGCGACTGTAAAGCCCGTAATTCTTCCGGGTTACGAGCTTGTGCGCCTAATTGCTGTAAACGACTTTGATGAGCCTGATCCAATGCCTGACGACTCACAGTAATAGCCTGTGCCGTAGTGTCCCTGAAAGAGGCGGCATCCTGTTCTTTAAGCTGAGAAGCCCTGGCGGTCTGCTCCTGGTAGATTGCCAAAGCCTGTTGGGAAGCCTGATCTGCCGCCTCCACAACCTGGGCCGCTGAGGTATTCGCTGTAGTACGAGCGACGGACCCCGCTCGATTCAACTGCCTCTGACCCTGTTTAACTGTCTGCCCCACCCTGTTTGACGCCTGTTTGAGACCTTTAGTACCCCGCCCCTCAGCAGCCTGCACCGCCTCCTGTCGATCTGAAACGCCTTGAGTTACATCGCTGCGTAACTGATTAAAGAGATCGGCATTGGTCCCACGTACCCCCTGGGCCGCCTGGATAGCCTCACCTCTAATACCAAGAGCCTGCTGTTCGTTAGCCTTCTGTTCATCCAGAGCCTGTTGCTGACGCGCCAGATCACCGGCGATAAATCCGGCCAGTGTTTGAGCATCCCCCCGACTGGTAGTTGTTTTTCCAGGTATAAATTGAGAGGCCAGTACCTCAGACCCGGAAGGATTACGACCGATAGAGGGAGTATTTCCTATTCCTACACCAGTCTTCTTTGATGTTTTTGTCACCAGGGGAACCTTTTTACCCTTAGTCGTCGTCGTCTTACCTATACCACCGAAAGAAGCCAGGATACTATTGACCAAATCTTCATTACTTAAAACATTAACTTCATCACCTTTTTTTCTAATCAATTCAGGACCCTTCTCCCCTACCAGAGCAATCTGATTCTTCCTGAGTTTACCTCCCTTACTAAACCCTGGAATATTACGAGAATTTTGACTGTTTAAAAATTGTTGTCCCAATTCACCTCCACCGGAATTTTGCTTTTTCGGGCGCTGAATCCTGTGCTGTGTCAAACTTGATTGCGGCAGACTTGATTGCGGTTCCTTATTTATATTACGGAGATAGGGACTATTGTTACGACCGGGACCAGCTTGGAACAATTGAGTTCTCTGAGTCGGAGTTGCAATTCGAGAAAGGGCAAAAGGATCAATATTGCCGCTTGTAATCCCCTGGTCCACCCGTGAGCGATCAATGGAATCAGAAGCCCCCTGAGAAAAATTTTTCCTCAAATCATTGAAATTTTTCAAATCCTGACCGGTTTTTATCCCCCCCATTTTAGGATCATTGACCCCTAAAACATCAATTACCCCGGCAAAAGTACCTGCCTGTCCCTGGCCCAAAGAGCTAAAATCAAAACTACCAGTATCCTGAAAAGTCTTAAAAGCATCTAAAGCTCCGTTAATATCTTTAGGAGAAAAATCTCGAAAGTCCACACCCCCCAATCCCAATCCAGCCAACCTGTTAGCTGTTGACTGTTCAGGGCTGGCAGACCCAACCCCCCCAGCACGAAAACGAGGGATGGTTATGGGGTCAGGACGGCGCATAGACGGATGCGTAAAAGAAGATGGGGGTACAAACCCACTTGGAAATCCACCTGGAAACCCAGGCATAGGTGGACTAACAGGTCCCCGACCTGCTACATCATTACCCTGGTCAAAAACAGGAAATTGAGGCCCTTGACTCAACCTGAGAGGTTTACCTGTTCGAGGATCAATTTGGAAAGGCAGATTCCCGGAAGAAGAAGATATTGATAATCTTGACATTTAATTATTCCACAGAGTCTCTACTTATTGTTATTGTACCCTTTACTGATAGATGGGTCAATTCAAACATTCCATTAGAGGATATATGAATAATAAAAGGCTCCAGGATATTCCCATCCACCTCAATATGAGCCAGACTATCTGGTATAAATCCTGTTACATCAATATCTTGTGATACCTCAGAAGAAGTTCCCCCATTTCGATAAAATCCCACAACAAATTTATCACCCACCCCCGACGGTTTCCAGACCGCCAACTCCACCGTATTGACCAACTTCCGAGTAAAAGGATCAGGCTGTGGGGAGAGACCTTTAACCGAACCTAATTTGGCCTCGAATATTACCGGGTCTATTGCATAACCAGTCCCACCAGGCCAATTTGTTAAAGGACTACCGCCTGTAAAAAGAACCTGAGTAACCGACGGTACAGAATTAACAATTCCATACTGACCAACCAGAGAACCCTGAGTAACATAAATTCTTCTACCAATTATCTCTGAGCCAAAGGAAGCATTGGCATCTTCCAGTCCAATATTATCCGTCGTATTAGACGTACCTTGATACCAGCCAGTAACCAGACCACTCATTGTACCTGGTCCTACCCCCTGGGAATCTGGACAACAGACCCCCCCTGATGGACTGATAAAATAGGCTTTTTTCTGAGTAGCTGGTAATTGAGTAACAGTAGTAGTAGCCCCCGAAACACTGGACCATTTGATCGCATCGGTAATCTTGACGAAATCACAATTTTTTAGCAGCGTAGCTGCACGAGTAGCATCCCAGATACAAATCATTTCCTTAAAAGTTGGATGAAAAACAAAAGTACAGCCCATATCTGAGTCATAAGCCAATTCTATAGTACGAAGATTCCAGTTCCAATCATCCCGAAAGAAACCCTCTAATGAAACAAACAAAGACGAAGCCCCCGTTTCCCCGTTGATAATAACAAGACCCTGCCAGGTTACGAGTATTAAGTCTCGATCAAAAGAAGTAATTGCAAGGGGACCAACCAGCCCCCTATCGAGAACAAACCGAGAAATGGCTATCTGACTACCCACCTTACGAACCTTATAGACTACCGCAGAGGTTAAAACGAACATATTATCCCCCGCGATTATCATCCGAAGGGGTCTGCCATCACTCGCTAAACCATTATATTGATATTGGGAACCAAATTCCTCCGAATTAGCTTTATTAGGATTTGTCCAGACAATACCTACCCCCCCATTTATCGCAGGGTCTTGAGCAGCCCATACGGTATTTTCATAAAAGATAGCCACTCCAGATTGGGGAGGAAGAACTACGGGATCGGCAAAGGGATCATAACGTTCCTGCTGGACCAGGGCAGTATCATGCAAAGTCCCAATATCATGAATTACTGATCCACCAGTATAAGCCAGAGTTTGTTCCAGGAAGAGAACACCACCCTGAATAATATCTAAGGGGTCTCTAAGGTTCGTACTACGATAAATCCTGATCTGATCGAAATTATTATCATTCTCCCAAAATCTAACCGAAGCCAGAATATTAACTCCCATATTGAATCCCGTCAGTGTAACTGTCCCTATCGTACTCAAACCAGTTGCTACGTCCCTCACCGAATCATAGAGCTTATAAGCTACGCTATAACTTCCTCGAAAATTAAGAAAGCCACCCGTCCCTGTATCAAAACCTGAATTATAGGTAGGAGATAACATCTCCCCCGCTATATGCGTTCCTACCCCCATATCACCACTGGCGGCAATACTACCACCAGTATTCATCCTGACATACTGAGGAACGCTAGCTCTTTGAAAAACATAGAAAGTATCATCGCTCCCCGTTACCACCGATAAGGGTTCACTATAAGATAAATTTATTCCAGGAACTAATGTAGCAAAATCGGCTGAAACACCTCCTGGAAAAGCAGGCAAATTCCCAGAAGAATTAAGAATACCCCGATAAAATTGGGAATACTTTACTGATCCATCCCATATAACTGCCAACATACAGCGTATTGGATTATCTACCCCCACCATAAAAATAACTAATCGCATAAAAGTAAGGGGATTAGCAAAAGTAATACTATCAAAATAATTAGCATTATATTGAACAGATACCCCCTCATTCGCATTCACAGAATTAACATCTATGCAACCAGGGAAACGCCTCAATGATCCCTTAATTCTCCCATCAACCCCCCACAAACGGGACAAGACTCCATCAGGCAGGGTATCGGGGGGACGAGTCGTATCCATAAAAGGACCGGCCAGAATATAGGTATTACGATAAGTAGTCATTCTTTTTTCCTCCCTCTTCTACGTCTTGCCCTCAAAGCCTCAGAAAGAGCTATCGCTATCGCCTGTTTCCTGTTCGTTACTCTCCGGCCACTGGAACTACGCAGCGTCTTACGCTTAAATTCCCCCAGAACTTTATGAATCTTGTAATTAGCCAATAAAAATACCTCACTAAGAATAAGGATTCAATTTCTTACTTAAACCCGGATTCTTTCTCACTATAGTCATACCGGGGAAAACAGGTAGAGTCAAGACCTCACAATTATGGAAATGACCCAGCTTAATGTCCACTACCGTCAGACAAACCTTACCACAAACCGAGGGGCTAAGATGTTTATCCTCAATAGGATAACTGTCATGGAGAAAAATTAAGCCATTATCCACCACATGGGGGAAAACATTATCAAAATCCTTTTTAGATTCCTCATAAGTATGATCGGCATCTATGAACACCAGATCAAGAGGTGGTATTTCAATCATCCCGATAGCCACCTGAAGAAAGAATTCGTCCGTTTTCATCAGATAAAACTGACAATGTTTACTTGAAGGCAACGTTCGAGGCTGGTGGGCATCCACTCCTATCGCCTCCTCCGTTACCTTCGCAATTTCAGAAAATATATCACCAGTCCCCACCCCCAGTTCCAGATAAGTTTGCGGTTGGGAGGCTTTTGCAAATGAAACCAACAGGTCTCGATGGTACATCTTACTGTGGGTTCTGAACATCTCGATATATCCTTTCCTTAATTTCATCGTGATTACCCCAGAGTTCTATCTGATCGACCCTTTCCCCATGACGACTGGCGTTGATCCTGCCGGTAAAATTATCCTTATGACGAATATCAATAGTGGGTAGATTCCGATAATCGACTGCGATAAGAAAATCGCTACCCTTCCCTGGTTCATAATACTGAACTCTAATTCCCATTTTCTCCTGTTTATAAATTCGATAATTCATGGCGGAGATCATCGCCCGCCTGCCACAACAGACTTGGGATAAGGGGTTCATAGCCCGAACGAAGAGTGCTTCATCCGTATAGATATAGTTGTTGTCATTATAATAAAATGTATGAGAATCTTCAGGAGTGAACTCGAAATAACCTTTGGGATAGAGTATGTCATGCTCGACGAGATACACCCAGGGAACATTGGTGGCCGCATGACATCCTATAACGATCTGTTTCATCAGAGAAAGCCCGGACCTGTCCAGATCAGATGTGAGTATGTTACGAGAATGAATCATAAAATCCACTGGTTCCTGGAGAACACAATAAATAGGAACATCCTGAGCAGCCTTCACCAGTTGCATATAACAGTTATATAAAATAGTCCTGTTTATACTTTTTACATCAGAGTAGTATATGATTGCTTTATTATTCATTATGCCCTCCGGGTATGGGATTAAATTTCATGATGGAGGATAATCGGTACATATTTTAAGGCTCTCATCCTATTTACGGCATATTGCAAAGGTATCATTTCCAACTATAGAACATTCCAATATGGATAATCCAGACCATTCCAGTAAGGCTCTCATTCCATCTGGATAATAACGATAACAATCTAAAGGGTATCTATGTTCAGGGAAAACACAAGGTGCGATAAAACAAGCTAAGCCCTCCGGGGTTAAATGATCTACTATCAAGGGTACATCAACCCAGGGTAGAGGCATATGTTCTAAAACTTGCCCACATATTATTACGTCCCAAACCCCCAAAAGATTTTCATATCCTACAATATCCACATTTACCCCTACTTCAACGTCAAAACCAGTATAAGTCCATAAGTCTTTGTTTATAAATAAATTATGGTAAGTCCCATTTATATCTCTGGACCCAATATCGAGAATTGTAGTGGCTTTATTGGGACTTAAATATTTAGCTATAAATTTCTCCCGCATAAGAAGTAGTGATCCTAAGTGCATTTAATTACTCCCATATTTTTTCCCCAAAACCCAATTAAAAGTATATAGGGCATGTTGATAAGAACCGGTGAGATTCTCTAAATCAGATTTCAATTTAAGACTCCCTTGATGAACTCCACGGGGAGCAGGATAGGGAAATCTGGACCGAAAATAATGGCCTATAATTACTCCACGATGCATCTGAACTCGACCTCCGTACATCCAAGCCTTCGCACTCCATTCTATTCCTACATGCCCATGCGCTCCCAACCCCTCATCACAACCATTTAGATACCAGAAATATTCTCTGGAAATCATCCAGCCACAACCTGAAAAAGCCTGTACACCTATAACCCCTTTCCCGTTGTTCTTGATGACTCGATTGACGATTTTATTATTCTCGTTAAAATAACCCTCTCCGAATAAATTTGGACCCTTTTTCCACTCACCAACATCGAGACCCGATAACACCGTACAAAGGATAGATTGAGATTGATACCCATCTCTCATCAGTTGACTCCAACCTTTTGAGAAAGAACAATGACCATCTACGAAGAAAAGAAGTTCACCCTTAGCCCTGACAGCACCCTCATTGTAACAACGCTGGATACCCTTAGCGGGTTTATCGGGAATAACAGGATCGTCGATAACAATAATTTCGTAGGAACCGGTGGTATTTTTCTTAATATCCTCTATCGTTCTTTCCAGATATTCTTCATCTCGATTAGGGATAATAATACTTATCATAGAAGAACTTATTGATTTTGGAGTAACCGGCATTATACCCCACTTATCAAGGGGACAAGTACCAGAAGCCCACCATATCTTATTCCGTAAGCTACAACCACAAATTGAACATTGACCGTCATTGAATTTAGGGCAGTTATTACAGATTGCCCAGCGTTCATCGGCCATCGTTTGCGGGACTTTTAACGGTTCGTTTTTAACAACACGTTTGCCTGACTTTATAATCTCTTTTGTTAGGTTTTTTGCTTTTTGTAATACAGTTGGTTTATTTGCTAACTCGTGATGTTCATTAAATGGAATTATTTCTTCTGCTTCCTCACCTGTTTTTCCAGCCTCCATTAAAGCTATCCTGAGTGCTGATTCAATAAATCTTTGCTTCCATTGTTTATAATTACCTTGGCAGTAATTTTCACAAAACCGCCTACTTAATACTCGTCCAGTTAATTTACAAAGAATATCACCCTTAAAATCATTGCAATATTTTTCAACAAACTTCACACTTTACTCCACGATATTTCTTGAGTTGCTCCTGTTATCACATTCGTAATACAGATATGACGACCTGCTAACCAACATTTTCCAGCTGAAAAAACTCCAGGTTCACGAGTTTGACAGCATGAGGCAACAATTGTCGAATTGCTAACCGTAACAGCACCACCCCATCCGGTAGGTAAATCTAAGGCACAACCTTGACAAAGTTGAACGGTAGCGCTTTTGCTGAGTTGTTTATAACTACAATCTGCCAGATAACTATCTGTTGTACCACTATCGGTAGCTGGAGCAGATACTGTGCGTTTTGCTGTCCAATCAAAAGTCCAACCAGAATCGCAGCAAACAGGACAAACTCCTATACCTGTCGGCGTGGGCGTCGGCGTGGGCGTCGGCGTGGGCGTCGTAGTGGGAGCCTGGGTCGTAGTGGGAGCCTGGGTCGTAGTGGGAACCTGGGTCGTAGTGGGAGCCTGGGTCGTAGTGGGAGCCTGGGTCGTAGTGGGAACCTGGGTCGTAGTGGGAGCCTGGGTCGTAGTGGGAACCTGGGTCGTAGTGGGTGGACAACAGGTGTCGGGAATTAAGGCTACTAATGCCTGTTGAATTGCATCCCAACCCACACAATAGGTTACATTACAATCGGGATGAAAGGTGGAGAGGAAATCATCTACCGGTTGTTTGCAAGCCGTCAAGAGACGAGAACAAGCCGGATCAGTTCCCTCCAACCTATTAGTGGAAGGATTCCAGCAAAATTCTATTTTCTGTATCGCCAAAACAAAACCCCCATCAAGGACATATAAATATATTTCTTATGTCGTCAAAAGAAGTAAACGTCAGCAGAAGCATCCATTCCCCATCGCCGGTACGCATGAGAGATACCGGATCGGAAATATCCAGACGAGGCACAACCGTCAAATAAGTTTCCCCCACCGGTATATTCATCGTTGCCGCTACCGTACCCCCTATATCCCGTAAATCCACTAATACGGTCGTATCACTGGAACCTGGGACCGTATTGATAAGGCCGTGAAAAACTGAAAGGGGTGGTTTGGTTATTTTAAGTCCCGGTTCATTAGGCAACCGAGGCACACCCTCAAGGTATTTACGAGAATCGTCATTATAACCCGGAACCCTGTTATCGACGATACTGGATCGAAACCGATTAAGGTTCACATCGTCCTTAGCAGAATCCTGCTGGAGAACACCATCAATTCCCATGACATTAGCCGTTAAGAGGGTAACAGGAGAAACGGAATCGGGAAGAGATTCGCCCACGATACCTCGCGGGCCACTAAAAATCTGATTGTCTTTGAATCGGGTCGTGGTGGAAGGAAATATCTGCACGATCAATTCCCCCGATGATTATAACGAGACTGATGATTACGATGACGAACTGAACCGGTCATCGTATCTTTATTAGCCTGCTCCAGTCGTAAGGCTCTCATATCTGATTTGAATTGCAGAGCCATAGTGCGAACTCTTTCCTTATTCCCCTCGTTACCCGCCAGGATAAAAGCCACACGCGACCCTACCACATTATCAAGAGATTGAGGGAAAGGGGGAGCAATCTCAAAAGAAGGTGTCCCCGCAGGAGTTGGATTATAATCACTTTCTAATGTTATCGTTAAGACTCCACCGGAAAGAGAAGAAGATTGAATAATGCGGTCCTGCTGGACCTCTGAGGTAGTCGTCGGCAGTATTCTTCCAATACATCCTGCATAAGCATTAGGTCTCTGATCTATCGTGCCTATATCATTACTTATCCCGATGGTAAAAGTTAATTGTGATGCGGAAAGAACAGCAGTAACCCCCCCATGAAAAAGACGGGCGCATTGATTAGGGAGATAATATACGACGACCGGGGTTGTAGAAGTTGTTGTGGGAACACCACCATCCTGAAATCGAATCATGTTGTTTTCAATCTGCATATTGATCCCCTGCGGGTCCAGACGACTACCCACACCAAAGAAAGTTTTAGTCCCATTAACTGTATCCTCCGTCCCAACCGAAAGGATATTCCCCACGGTTGCCGGTAATTGATAAGTTGTGATAGAACTGGTGGTCTGAAAGGCATAGCGGGCCACTATCTGTGTCGTCTCCTGACGGTTGAGATCTTGAAGAATCTTAGCATATTCCTCTTCAATAAAAAGAATTATCTCATTGGTGCTATATTTCTGATTGATAGCCGGTTCGTCGAGCAAAAGACGAATTCGACTAACCATCCGATTAAGAAAACTGGTAGAGAGTGTGGTAGAGGCTGAACCATCGGCGGCAATAGCCGTCCCAATATCTAATATTTTACTTGCCGGACTTCCTGAAACAGTTACGAAACTATTGGGATTAGGACTAAAACTATAATTGGAATGACTCACGAAAATATACCAGGTTCCGTCGGATAATCTCACCGAAACATTACCGGTGGCGTCAGTCTGTTGAATACCGGTAATCATAGGGGAACCCAAAGAGGAAGAAGAAATCCATACATTAGCAGAAGGAATAGCAATCCCCGTCGTGGTACGAACAGTAATCGTATAAGAATAATCCCCCTGCCCTTGCTGGAGGGGGTAAGTAACCAAGTGGACCAACAGGTATATAGGTTTAATTACACCCAAATCATCATCAATCATAACTGAAACAAATTGAGCGCCATCTACCGCGAGGGTGTCAGGAACATCTATACGATAGAGACCATCACTCATCTCAAAAGCACTATTATCCGCATGGGAATCGAGTAAAGAAGTCAAGGCCAGTAGAGACGTCGGACCCGTCTTAACCAGATCATTATCATCCTCCGCCCGCCAGAAAGTCAGATTTAGATTAGTAATAGTCAACAGGATAGCTGGCAATCCCGTATCATCCCGATTTAGTTTAACGATCAGACTCACATCGGTAGCAGATCGTTCCAGAAGCATAAATTGGGGTGCTATTGCGGTAGAAGCTACGACAACATGAACGACAATAGGATCAATGGACACACCCGGTGTAAGACTGGTCGGATTAAATACCAGTAAATTCCGGTTGGTTTCAACCGCAGTAACATCAAAGAAATACCAGCCCTTTAAATTCGTTGCGTCAACTTCGGTCGGAATCGTATCTCCCAACGCAAATGAATTGGCATTGCCATCATAAGTGTAACGACAGCTTATATTCGCAGCATCACCTGTTCTAGGACCACCTGTCGCTTGGTCATACGCGTAAAAATATAATTGTGTCGCTACACTCTTATACATGGATAGGTCTCACTCTCCCCCTCACCGTTTCTTTATTCAGAACATTGTAGCCACGCACGCCATCCACATCTAACAAATCCCGCATCCCTGCAAAATACTGGCCCAGATCCACCAATCGTAAATCATCATTCGCTTCGTCAACAAAAGTAATAGTTTGGCCGTCTAAGGCTCCACTTACTGAACCAAGTGGTACTGTTTGGTCGGTTAGTAGATCTCCCACCTCAGTCGCATTGGTAATTGAGAAGTTACTGAAGGCAATACTTCCTGTGGTTGTTTTAATAGGCATATCTGATGTCGGGGTATTGGTGTAATAAACATTTCCAAACTCCACCAGTTGCATTCGTGAACTTCCCATTATAATTGAAGTTATTGTATGATTGTAAAATGTACAGTTAAACACTGCAAGTGGACCTGATGCTGCCTTATAAATTCCATAATCACCACCGATAAACAAACAACCATAAAAAGATTGATTACCTACACCTGCTGCATAATAACCTTTTTGCAAAGCATTGGCCGTAAAGGTACAGCAAATATTGACCGTACCATATAAACTATAGTCATAAAAACCGTTTTCAGCATTATTTTCAATTATGCAAAAAGTCAGACAAACACCTCTGGCATAAGTTGAAGTAATAGCTGAAATATCTATACCTCGATAACACTTATCAAACTCACAATTTATAAAGCATAAGCCATAAACAGTCAAAGCAGTTGAGCCACGGGTAAAACCGTTACTGTTAATTAGGCTATCAGTATCTGTCCCTCGAATACCAATCAATCTAGTATTAGGTAAAGATTCCCAGGTAAAGATCGATGTAGTTAGAGTACCACCACCGTCAAAAACAACAAAAGTCCCAACCGGCAATCTTGTCCCAGATGTTGAACCTGAACCAGTCAGATCAACCGCAATAATTTCAAAAAACAAATTACTCGCAATTACCCCACCGAAAGTATCAAGATTAACCGACAAGCCATAAGTAGCTGAATCAAAATTGTTACGAACATAAAGGGTATTCGCTCCGGCAACACCAATGGAATTGACCGCTGCCTGCACACCGTAAGGCCCCTCGTAAGCAGTTTCCCAAGTTGTGCCATCAACCGTTACATTAGTCCCACCGATTATTAAAGTTGCCGGAGTAGGAGCCATAGCTCCACTACTAGTAATTGTCTCACCGGGACTACCCTGAATAAAAGTACCATCAGCCCAACCAGTAACTGAATAAGTAGTGGTCGAAAGAACAAACATTGTAGCACCACTGGTTACACCGGTTAATATCTCTCCTAATACCGGAGCGGTAGTCCAAGCATCCAAAACGTTTATAGTTGTCTGGCGGGTGCCATCTATAAACATCGTCGCCATAATTATAACCCCTGTATCAAGCTGTAAAGTTCCGGTTCTTCCAGAGCTTGCAGTCTTGCTTTCTGCTGAGGAGTTAAGCGATTAAAAATTGCTTGTACCTGCGTTCGTTTAACTCGTTCATCACTTTCCTGAGCCAGTTTCTCTTTAATAGCCCGAAGATGTTTCCGCTGGGCATGCCACTGAACGTCCGACATTCTCAAGGCTACTTTGACCTGTTCGACAGTCGCAGACTCAATCTGCGTCCGGGTGTAGTTGTTATTCTTCAGCCACGTCCGCAGCTTTTGATATATCTCTAATTCACGCATTATTGATGACCGATTAGATGATTATCTAACTTACTATCTATTTCTTTTAATAACTCTTTAATATCTGCAAGATGAATCGACACGGATTTCTCTAATAAATTTATTCGTAATTCCTCAACAGTAATTCTCTCCGACTGCCTCAAACCATCTTCAGAGGTAAACTGATTGGCCATAACCACTCGTTGAAAACTATGGAAATTGTCGATAGATTGTGTTACCCAGACACCCCAAGCCAGTAATCCCGCAATCACTAGGGGTATCAAGACCATATTAAACCGGAATAATAAAGACCATCGTTCATTCAATTCCGATATTTTCTGCGAAGCCATTTAAAACACCTCCCTTTATCGAGGAACCACAATCTGTATTTTCCGAGGAGATCGACGTTGGAATTCTTCCATAGAATTATCCGTTAGATTTCTATCCTGAAGATACTCCTGCCGTTCAATCTCTCCCAATTTAGTTTTAGCCCCGAAAGGTCGTCGAATTCTACGAACGATCTCCTGGAGTTCCTTACGAGTAGAACAACAAGGATGACGTTCAAAAGTGAGAATCTCCTCAAAACGTCCGGCCCATTGATTACGCCAGCAAGCCAGAATAAACCTGGCAGTCTGGAGATGAAAATAGATAAAGAGTCCCAGAATATCTGGAAACTCTTTATCTATCCATCGCCCAATTTCCGAATCTTTATTTCTAAGGATTCGATGCCTTCGCTGACTATATGAGGTAATCAACCGTTTCCATCCACGTCCCTGTAGGGGATATTGTTAACTGGACTCTGTTATTCCACCAATCTTAATTGAACGCACGTCAATCGGAACCAGTTGACTAAACTGCATAAAGGGAGCTTCAACCATTGCGGTTGTTTCTCCCGCTGAATTATGCACCAACTTCCAAATAGACCTGGAACCGCCTAAAGGCGCTACAAACTCTACCTCATTACCTAAATCCAGACCGGAACCAGTCGAACCTATTCCACCGCCGCCAGAGAGCATAGGTGGAACATACCGTTTAAGATTCCCTTCCTGGGTCTTAATAACATATAGAGTACCCGCCTGACAGAAACGAGAAATATTCCAGCCATAAGCCTTGCCCTCATAAGTAAAACCTACCTCGGCCCAACCACCCTGAAAATTCAGGGGGCGACCACTACGATCAAATTCCTGTCGATAAGCGCCGTTAGAAGTAGCCGCCGTCGGTTGTTCCAGAAATTTTTGTGTAACACCACGGGTCGTAATAATCGTATCAAGATCGGCATCATAAGCGTCGATAAAATCCCCGATCTTATTGGTTAGATTCGTCTCGGTCAAAGCAGCCGCCAGATTCGCCGTGATAGAACTCTTAAACTGAGGCCAGTTACCTACATCGAACTGCGTCGTCAATACACCGCCTGAAAGATTAGTACGATTCTGAACGGTAGCTGCTCGTGCATCATTGGTATCAGCCGCAAAAAGAATCCCATCATCCGCCGAATTATCCTTAATCCAGGTTTCCAGCCCGTAATGACCCAAACGATATACGGTGTTATCTCTAACAAAGACATAGTGGGTAGCCGCCGAACCTGGAACGATACTCTCATTAGCACCCGCTCCAAAAATATTCAGGGCCAACCCGTCAATCCTCTTGAGCTTGACCGTACCGGCAAGATAATCCACCTGATCGACAATCAAGGGGATTTCGGCCCCCGCGGAATCATCACTGATAAGATTATCACTACTGGGATCGGTTCCATCCCATACGGACATCATCATCCCATTATGCCACCAGCCAATTCGACTGGAACCAGGTGTAAAGACCAAAGTCGTATTGGTATCGGTTAAAACCGTACCCGTAGGAATCGTACCCAAGTAACCAGGGCCATTAACATAAAAACTAATCGCCTCCAGTTGAGCATGAAGCCTCGCAATACCCCGCATATCGCGGGCCACCTGGCTGATAACACTGGCTTGAAGGGAATCAGCTTTGAGAATATCCAAAGGTTGCCCAAAATTCCCATGCTGACGCTGCAACTGCACCGTCCGTATAATCGAACCGACATGCGGCTGACTTATCGGGGAGGGAAAACCTATATTGGAAAACGAATTAGCAACAAAAGAAGAAGTAGGTCCGGTCTGAATAGTCGGACCTAACCGGTTGGCCGTTCTGATCGCACCGGCCAACGACGTTTCAAAATGATGCTTAACGAGATAATCCCTGCCAATACTGTCCTTTTGCACACCCTGAGAAGTCCGAATTACCGTTTCGTAAATTCGGTCCACCTTGGGCAAACTCTCGAACATGACTTGAGGGAGTTCTTCTCGAATAAGCAAATCTAAAGCAGTTACAAGATCTGCCATAGCTATTACTCCTTAAAAAAACTTCCGCAATAAGGGCCTACTCTAAGTCAGATACACCAATTTCAAAAACCTTGTTTAAGTTTTTGAACCCACTAAGGTCATAGCCTTGCGAATCACTCGTGCCGCCATATTGTCGGCGAAACGAGGATCGGTGCTTGAAACTCTTTCGATGGGATCATCCGATTTGATTACCTTAGCCATACTATTATCCGTCGGGCTGAGTCCCGGAATGGGGGTATCAGGCTTCTGGGTCTGGACCCCTATACGTTCTACCCGTGAGGCAACTCTCGCCACCACATCTTTAAGCAGAACAGGTCCATAGGCAGCACCGGCTTGTAATCGTCCGATAATCTCCGCTCTTACCATTTCTAACAATGCTGTCTCAGCCTCCTCCCGTCGAGGAGGCTCTAAATTAGTCAGCATCTTATTTGACAATTCATCCTTTTTAATCTGTTCGGTAGCTTGAGAATCAAAATCCTCATTTTCTTTAGCCACCGTTGTCTTATTGGCTCGTTCCAATAAATTTCTCAAAGTTGGATCACAATCCTCTAACCGAAGTAATCGGGGTTCTGCCTCCCCCCCAGTTGTTCCTGCCTCTCCAGGGGTCTCATACCCCTCCCCACCTTCCTCCGACAGATTCAATATACTCTCGCGCTGTTGACCCTCCAATTTAAATATATTACAATAATCCTCTCTCTCCTGAATAGTTGAAATTCCCTCGTTCATCTTGTTATAAATATCCAAAACTTTGCGGCCCTCCGCCGCTTCCCTAAATTTTTTGTCAGCCCCCTCCACTTTTTCCGCAGCCCTGATAAGTTGCTGGGTGGTCATTTCCACTTCACGACCCTCCACCACTACTTTATGAAGTTGATTACCCGTAATATCCTTATGAACTACTTCAGCAGGAGAAGAGGTGGAGGGTGAGGATACAACAGGAGACTCAACCGGTCGCATACCTTCAGACCCTCCATCTACAACTTGAACACCCTGATCGACACTAGACGACATAGTATATTTCCTTATTTCTTAAAATAAATCACAATTAACTTATAACCTATTATACCTACCCCTGCAACAAATTAGCAAGTCCCATTTGAACATTAGAACCGGGAGACTCCCCAGGGGGTTCCAAACCCTCTGGAAGTTGTCCCAAAGCCTCTCGATGTTGATCCAGACTTTGCTCAAAAGCACTTCTGACATCCTCGGAAGCTAATTGATATTCGGGTCTAGCCATAAAGGAAAGTAATACTTCCACATAAATTTCATGTAAATCATTCTCAGAATATAACACTTCCCCCGGAATAGTCCCATCATTAAATAATACAACATTTTGCAACTTAGCCCTCCGATAATTCTGCCACTCCACTTCATTCCCTACCGGGATACTCAACCCCTGCTCCCGCACCTTAAACCTATATTCACGGGGAGTTATAACACCCAACCCCAAAGATTCCTTCAATTCGGCAATCTCCTGACTTCTTGTTCTAACTTCCTTACTGGATACGGTAATCCTTACCTCATTGGCATTAGGCACACTATCCCTATCTAAAGCTACCTCCCCCGTCCGAGGATCAAAACGAATTCCCACCAACATATCATCCATTAAAGTCATTTCCACTACCTTACGTTCCGGCCAGGTTTCTTTAGCTATCCATAACAGGGACTTATAGGCCCCGGAAAAAGCCGCCGAAAGAGATTCAGTAGGACTACTAAGAGGAATATTACTGGTTTCCTGAAGAAAACTTAAAGCCCTGGCACTATCCACCCTGCCAGGCGCATCACCTTGAAGAAGAGGAGATAACTGACTATTGGCTTCTATGAGACCCAAAGCCATTTTTGCAATCTCGCCTGGAAACTTACCAGCATTACCGGGAGTCAATACGAAAGGTTTATTCCCCTCACTCATCGGGTCAACTTCATACATCAAAACCTTATCCCCTCGACGAGCTTCAGAAATCGTTTCCCGACTAATCCCCATATCCGTACCCACACAGAGAAATCCAAACAAATCGAAGTTTTCCACATTGTCAAAAAGCTGCTCCAACATGAAGGAAACCTCTTCATTTAACTGGATCAAGGGGGCTATTGGTCCCCTCCCATAGAAACCACCCGAATCAATATAGCGCGCCACCCATACCGGTTTGGGCTTCTTCTCTCCCCGATAGGATATATCCCTTATCCTGACGGAACCAACCGTCGCCACATATCTCTCTAAAGTATCCGCCTGACCCTCCACCCATATTTCCACCAATTCCACCCATTTTTGACTCTCAGGAAGGGTATCACCCATTTGGGAAGAACTATTAGGTTTAGCCCCCCGCCTGGCTCCGGGCATATCACGAGCTACCCCAGAAGCATTAAAACTCACAGAAGTCTGATTATCCGGTTCGTGTCCACGTGGAATCTCCCTAACCTGCATCCTATCTATATCTTTTGACCCCGGAAGTAATTTCCTATCCTTCAACCACTCTATCGTTACCCACCTAATTCGCCCAATACCAGAAACCTCCTGCGAAGAAATAGGAATAGCCGGAATTCCTATCAACTCCCAAGGGGGGATAATTTCAATAAAAGGTTCCCCATCATCATCAATAAAAGAACCCACACCCACATGACCCGTCTTAACAAAAAGACTATTGGCATCCATCGACAACTGCAATACCCTTTCCGGCGTTAACATACTATCCAAAATAACCTGAGCCGTACTGGATTTTTTAAGTCCATCCAGCCCTAATCCCCGCCTACCAACTACCGGGGATAAATCAAGTTGCAACAATCGACCAAACTCCGCCTGATGAATAGACAATAAACCCTCATAGACAAAATGATCTCGATCATAATAAGGACGATTATGCCAAGTAGTAGAAACCGTTCCATTGGCATAATCTATCAAATTAAAATCCCGAATCCCCTGCAAATGCAAAAAGGTTATTAACCATTCCACCCTACGAGAATTACGAGCCAAGCGCCCCTCGTCAGTAATTTTTCTTACCGCCGATTCAACCTTGAGAACTTCTTTTACATCAGGTAAAGTAAGTTTAGTTGCCATAATTTATCACCCCATACTCCCATGAACCATATGAATATAATCGGAATCAGTCTCTCTTGACTTCTTAATCTTTGTTACCCGATTTGGTTTGCCAGGTACGTTTGAGGCTGGTTTCTGTTTCTGCTCGCCCCCCGATTCCTCTCCCTCCCCCTCATTCCCTTCGGGTTTTAAGAGGGTTTGACGCGCTTCCTGCATCCTCAAGGCTTTATAGAGATAACCCAAATCGTGCTTTTGAGTCTTCCCTGAACTTAAAACGGAATTTTCCAGACTTAGTTTACCTAAATCTTCTACTATCTTCCCCAGCTTATGTGCCAGATAAAAAATAACAAGACAGAGAAAGAACGACGTAGCTATACCATAACCTACAAGAAGCCAATTAACTACCGTCATAATCTTGTTCCCACATAGGAGGATCGACGACCATCGTAACGAGATGATCGTTTTTGCCTGGTTTTCTGATTATTATAATCTTTTATCCTCAAAGCGTCCAATACTTCTTCATCTATATCTTCCATGTTCATACCTGAGATCAAAGGTACATCCCATTTAGGAACTTCTCGCTGGCCCTCCAACAACATACTACGAGTCGTTTTGACCTCCGGTTCCCTCTCCTTCTGGGTTCCCCTCTTTCGTCCCAAGTACTGGTGCATAGCCAGAGTATCTATAGCATCGTCTTTGGGCAGAAGTTCAAGACTCAAGGTAAAATCAGCTATTTGATTCCTTAATTCCTGCCACATTTTATTGTCATAGGGGGGTGCTTTCTCCGGTAGTTTGATCCGATTTCGATGAAACCTCCATTCCAGTCCCGCTATTCTCTGGGCCTTGGGGGTATTAGAGGGGTATCGGACGTGAAATACTTTGGGATACCAATCATTATAAATTTTATCTCTGTCAACTCGGCGACCCAACTGTTCAGCCATTTCTTTCTGAATGGAAATAGCTTCGGGAGCCAACACCTGACTCCTCCATCGGTATCCCTGTTTCATAGTAATATCCTCCAGGGTGGCATTAGAAACCTTGCCAAGCCACATATCCAGAACGTACATAATATCCTGACGATCAAACCCCAAAGTCATTACACAACTGTAGTCCGAATGGGTTCCCGTAGTCCGGGCGTAATCAATAAAACTAACACGATACAGGGTTTTGACCCATGCCACAAAGGGAAGAGTAATCCGAGTCAACCCCTTATAATCTGTTTCTTCGGAACCTTTTTCCCTAACTTGCATAGATATAATTGTTGCATCGGAACTAAGAAAAATATCTTTACTATGTTGATCCCCTACCACCTGATAAGTATGGCGATCAGGATAAATACGGAAAATTCGATCCTCATCTGAAGCTGGCGCATTAAGAAACTCAGCGGCAAAAGGGGCTGGTCCCATCTCTAATCTTTTCTGTTGAAGAAAAGAAACATCAAACCTTTCAGGCCAGAGCAGGGAATTAAATTCGGTTCCCTCTATTTTACAGGCGGCTAAAATCCTTCTGTTCCAATGGGAAAAACGAGAATCTTCTCCGTAAAAAGCATGGTAGATAAAACTTCTTCTATCAATAATAGTGCCTATCCAAAACACACTGGCTTGGGGATGCATCATGGGAATCATCTGCTTGAATACCAGAGTCTCAAAATCACGGCGCATCTTGGCCCCCACCTGTTCATTACGAGTATCAAATTCAGGATCGTCCAGTAGGAGTAGGTCGGCTCTGCCCCCTCGTTTCTTACCATCAACGGAAAAACCTCTAACATGTACCCTATTACTAAGCGACAGGAAATGAGTATTCCAACGACCCCCACCCCTATTGGGCTTTAGACATCCATAATCCTCCAGGATACGAGGATTATTAGTTAGCTGATACATAATCATTTCAAATTTGTCTTTAAGAAGTTCCCAAGTCGATGTCCCAATACTTATTTCAAAAGAGGGACGGGTACAACACAACAACAAAGGAATCTCAATACCGATAATGACAGACTTGGAAAAACCACGAGGCGCACCTAAAATATTCATATGATAACGAGCCATATCATAAATGGCCTGATAGTGAAAAGGGGGGGATTCACAATGGGTTTTGTAAAAAAAACCCGGAGGCATAGATTTAAGATAATAACGACGAAAGAAATCCCAGGCTAATACAAATTTCTCTGGGGTACTATGATTAGAGGCCAGAGATAGCCTAGCCCTTTTCTTCCCTTCTTTAGTTAATTCTTCATAATCAGGGGGTAGGGGATAATAGGATTTAATAACATCCATAAATATTTTTAGATAAAAAAGGTTAAATAAATAGTGATATTACACAGGAACCCCTCATACTATTTTATCTTTCTGCATCAAGACGGATAGGGTAGCAAACAGAACAATAACTGTCTCGCGCCAGAGTTGTTGAACTTTATGGTCGGGGACCATCCGCACTAAACCGTGAGAGATGGACCGAATAAAATCAGGATTTTTAACCAAGAGACATACTTTAATCAGAACATGAGGATAGAGAATTCCGGCTGGATCTTGTAAATCACCCAGATCAGGTATTTCTCTCCAGATGACGGGACTGGATAAATAGGAAGAATTTTGTTTGGAAAAAATACACCTGAAACAACTGGCTACCCGTGTCTCGTCGCTAAGACTCTTCGAGGTTTCTACTATCTCCATTTCAGTCAGAGGACAAGGGATAACAGCAGACTTATTATTTTCATCATTGAAAGAATTTTGAACCCCATCAAGACTATTACAAACTTGAGTAGTCATGGGGTTATTGTCCTTTTGTTGTTGAAAGTATTCCGGGAACAGCATTTCCTTCTGAAGGGGGGATATGGAGACATCCGATTTGGGAGAGATCGTCTTGTTTGGTTGTTCCTGTTCCCCGGAAAGGGGAAAATTTGATTTCTCTTGCTTTGATTCCTTCGTTACTATTGAGGGATTCAATATGCGAAGAGGTATTTTCTGTTGAATTACATCCTTTTTCTCTGGGTATTTCTTCATTAGCGTCTTCCTTAGCTATTTCTAAAAATTTGAGAGAACCGTCTGCCGGAGTATCTTGAAAAGAAATACTATCCTGATCGTCATAAACGGAAATAGAACGAAATTTGTTAGCCTCATCATAGGCTTCATTGACAATATTACGAATGAAACCAGCAGCCCTCATCTTCATAGATACGGTATTGGAATCATCTCTGGCTATATCCACCAACATAGATAATTCTTCCTCAGTCGTCCACCCCTTTTCCTCTAAAAATTTAATTATTCTTCTTCTATCCCTCATGGGGGAATGAGGATCATTCTGTATCCCTCCTCCACCCATTAAGGCTTCAGGACTATCGGGAGGATAAACTATATCAGAATATAATTCCTTACTCATTTTTTCCCTTTTCCTAAAAAAACATCATAATCTATTATAACAGGAAATAAGATCAAGAGAGATTATTTGTCATTATGGATTTATATTTGCTCAATTACGTTTGAGGCTGGTGGGGGTTCCTTCCCTCAGTAGCTCACCTCCGAGGGTTGCACAGTAATACCCAATGTCTCTGCTATGGGGATTGAAGTTGTTGGGGAAGTCTTTATCTGGTGGAATTCTTTTTTGGCAAGAGCGGCCTGCTGGTGGGCTTTAGCCGTAAGCATTGGTTCTAAGGTCTTCCACTCCCAGACTCGACGACACTCTGGGTCGTGGACCGAGGTATAATAAATACCGGAAGGGGAACAGGTACGGACCAGAAACCATTCCTTTCTCCTGTTCTCCCAAGTCATAGGAGGGATGAATTGCTCCTGGAGGTAGTAAGAGAACTCCTTCATGGGGGGAAAATTAAGGGGTTTAAGCAATGAGGAATATATTAATCTTTTTTCATAGGGTTTATCAATGAAAGAATCCTCGATACAGGTCCAAAGGGCATTAGATATACGAATGTTGAGGAGGTGTGTTTCCTCCCGCATTGATTTTTTCATTTTTTCCACCAGGGGGAAATGATTATAAATAGAGAAGAGGTCGGTTCTTACATTGTTTAAGGTTTTACGGGTCGTATCGCCCAGGGTATTGTCCGTTTTGAATAAGAAGGTCAGACAGTCGATACATTGAGAGAGAAGTTTCTTTGTATTTTCTTCTATCCCATCGGGTGAGGTAGTTTTTTTGCTTACCGAATCGGATTGTGTCTCCGAAAAAACCATAATGAGTCTCCTTATGGTGGGATGGAAAACGGATAAAAGTAAGGTGAGGAGGAAAAACACCAGCCTCAAATGTATTTTAATCTAAAAAAAGGAAGGATGCAAGAAAAATAAGGGGTTAGGGGTAATATTGTGGGGAAAATAAGGAGTTATATCGGTTTTGGTGAGGAGACAAGAGGAATTTTGGGGAGGTTTGGGCCATTTTGTGTTGCCTATCTTAACATCCTATAGGATTATAGTCGATTTTGTAACGGGTATAACGGCATAACGGGGGTAGAAAGAGGTGTTTGTAACGGGTATAACAGCAAAATGAGGAAAAAAAGGCTGTTTGTAACGGGTATAACGGCATAATTGCTTGGAGAGAGGACCCTGGACCATGGGGATAGGAGTAAAAGAAGAAGAAAAGATTGTACCCCTGTTCTTTTAAGGGGGTATAATAATAGGGGGTTTTTTTTTGAGAGGGAAAAGGGGGGTGTACCCCCTCTCACTTTTTTCCGAAAAAATGGAAATGTGCCGTTATATGGGCGCATTGACTGGAAATGCCGTTACTGCCGTTACAAACTCTCTTTTTTGCCGTTATACCCGTTACAGAATCCGTTATACCCGTTACAGAAATGGGTTTTTCGCAGTTTTGGGAAGGTTTGCCGTTATATACTTTTGGGTCAAGAAAGGGACTTATTTTTTTTTTTGGTAACGAGGGGAGGTGATTCCCCTCCTCCTCCCACATTTTTTAGGGGGCCGCCCCGTTTGGTGGTTCCTTTGTTTATGAGGATTATTCTATTTTGTGAAGTGATAGAGATACTTATCTATATAATGATGGATAGAAACATCTATATAATGATGGAGAGAAACATTTATCAAGTAATTGGGAGAGTTTTCTGATAACAATTTTAAGTGAAGACGATAAAGAAGACCTTCTATATCTTGTTTATCCCCAAGTTATCCACAAGTTATCCACAATTTATACCAAGCGCATTTTCGTTCTTACGTGAGAACGAACGAACGATCAAATAAAACAAGAAAATATGTTGACACCCTTAAAAAAACTGTTATAATTGTAGCTGTTCTTTGACAATTAAATATGCGTGTTACATTTCTTTAGCGCCCTACCTTATTCACCCATAAAGGAATAAAAAATGGAAACTAAAGAAAAAACAAAAAAAGAAGTACTTGTGTCTAAACTAGTCCCCCTACTTCTATCCTACACACAACTACAATCTGGTTTATGGCCTAAAATTGCAGCGTTAATCAGCAGAATCGGCCAATTATACACTCAACTACTGATTATATCCCCGACCAAAAAAGCGCGTGACGATCTAATAATTGAATGTGAAGACCTGTCAGGGCTCCCAAAACGCAAGCTAAGCATCCTATTCCGATCAAGTTTGTTTTTTGCGGCTATGCTCAAGGCTAAGTGCTGTACACTTCAAGACTTACGTCAACTAACCAAAAAATCGGATCGCCACCCTGAACCAATAGGGTTAGTTTTGGGCGATCTTGAATTATGGTTAACCGATTCATTTTTTTGGCAGGACGAACCATTAAAGGCTTTTAATTCGTTGACTGAATTATGTGCCTTAGGCCGTATTAAATATGGCTTGATGGTGGCTGAAAAGCTGAAAGAAGTAGGCAAAAAAAAGACTAGGGTATCTCACAAAAAATCAACTACTCCCGTTTCTACACTCCCCCCCGTTTTGACACCCATTCGCGTAGAAGACACTCCCGATGAGACTCCCCCCATAGTTGATTCTAATGGTTCCAAAGACTCAAAGTCTGTCTATTCCAGCGCAGTAGTTGAATCGATGACGTTGGAAGAGAAGCAAACTTTGTTGGAAAACGTGATTTATTCACTTCACCAGGAAAATATGGCGCTTTCCTCCATTGCTACCGCTATTAAACAGTTAGCTATTGTTGATGGTCAAAGTCTGGAGCAATCAGGCTTGGCCGCCATAGCTAAAGCGGTACAATCGGCGTTAAAGGCCGTAGCCTAAACTTCTAAACGTCTAAACTTCTAAACTTCTAAACTTCTAAACTTGGTAGGGTGCTAAAGAATCGTAACACGTTATAAAATAAAGACTTATAAATGTTTTTTCCTTGACAAATAACAGTTTTTGTGATAAAATGCCTGTAGTTGATTGAATAATCAATTACAGGTTTTTTTATTGCAGTTTTTTTTTGTTCTCACGTGAGAACGAAATATACGCTGCAAAAACTCACCGGAATTGCCCGGTCATTACTAAGGAGCTTCATTATGAAAGTAGAGATTAAAGACAGGAAACTTATCGTGAGTATCCCCCTAGAGGAACCTATCAGACCATCAGCCAGTGGAAAAACACTGGTGATTGCAACCACTCATGGCAATCAAAAGACAGGTTTACTGGTGGATAACAAAGAAGTAACCGTAGGTCTCAATGCCTACATCACCAATAATGCAACCATCTGAATGGAGATGTATATATGCTTTGTGTCTCTCTCCTCATTGTAGCCATAGTATTTATTTGCTATGGCTTTATAACCATCATCCCTCTGTGGTCAAAATACCGCAAGGACAACCTCTTATAAAGGACAACCTATGCCAGACTCCATAATATACATAGGGAGACAAAGACGAAAAGGATTTACTCCCCTTACTTTCCATGAAGGCCCTCATGTCCATCAAGGCATGGTTATCAACCAGTCTGATTGTTCGGGTACTCTTCGGAAACCCTCCTCCCATAAACAATACACCACTATGCACACTCGAAAGAACAGGACCGGTACAAGTCTTGCCGGTCCACTCCAACGTGCCTTGCTCCTCGGATGTTCATCAAACAGTTTGGAGAGGTAGGTAGGTAGGTAGGTAGGTAGGTAGGTAGGTAGGTAGGTAGGGATGGAAACAACCAGCCTCAAACGTTACTGGGCAAATATAAAGTCATTCCATTTAGGTTTTTGGATTTAACCCTTTTAGGAGAATGAATAATTGTGATTTGTTTGGATATTTATCCTTTTATTCTCTCCCGATCATAAAGAAATCTTTATTAACCTGTCTGGATTCTTTTACACTTGTTTCAATCTAAGGTGATTGGGACTATTTTTTCTAATTTCTTTATCAAGGAGACTGTTATGATTAACGTCGTGTATGTAAACAATGATGGTTCCGGCCTGGCGGAACAAATTGAGCTACGTGAGGGTGTGGGGTTGTCGGAACTCCTTCGGATCAAAGGCGCCCGTGCCGGATTATCCTGTTCCGTCAACAATGAACTGGTAACTGACTATCTCGCTAATGATCGAATATTGGAGGATAATGATAAGATTGTTATTGCTCCAACCAAGTTGAAGGTAGCCTGATTTTATCAAGGGAGGGGAATAAACCCCTCCCTTTTTTTTAGGAGTAATGATATGGAAATAATAAATTCTGAAAATCTGGATTCCGTTTCACTATTACCAATCCAAAGTAGGGGGAAAATAGCTCTACATATTACTGTAAAAAAGGGAGCTAAACCCCCCTATGACCATCCTGATATTACTACCATTGCCAATATAATCACAAAAAGAAACTGGTCCATATATTACAGGTATCGACTGGATTATGTGTCTAAATTAAATCGTGAGTTGAAAAGGAGAATAGCAATTATCTATGAGTTATCCGATATGATGAGAGAGGGGGCTGCTGGTTCTCTCCCGTTAAACCCCCAGTCTTCTTCTGCCGTGTATTACCGGGAATTCAATGATAGGAAAAAGGACTTATTCTGTGAGATAAGAGATATGGGGATAGGGGATATAAATATCGTTCCCCCCATAAATTCCATCTTTGTCCGACAGGAACTTAATACTCTTTTATCCTTTTCCTGGGTTAACTCAATTTATTTTTTTCACGGAATTACTATCCCGAAGATTTTGGATATTCCTCCTATAGAGTTTCCTCCATTTGTTGATCGAGGTGTACCGGAATATAAAGGAACTTATCTGTTTATAGTAACAAAGCCTCTTGTAATTAAGGCTCCCCATATTCGTGATGAGGAAGATTATGTGTCTCTGAACTTGGGATCTTTTTTTGGAGAGGTAATATGGACTAATCGGGATGAAGTACATATTGGATGGAAATCTATTGATAAAAGGTATGAACGAACAAGAAACTATACCCATCCTCATATCTCCCATAATATTCTCTGTTTGGGCAATGCAACTCATATCCCCACCAATTTAAATGCCGGGCTACTTTCGGAAGTATTCAAGGATTGTTGGAACCTTTTGACCCATTATAATCGTCGTTCGGCATATGCTTCGTTAGCTCTCTGGGGTGTTGAGGATGCAGATGAGGTAAAAGAATGTGGAAGTTGTGGTAGAGCATCACCCCCTATTTCAGATGATGATGATGATGATGGTGAAGAAACCACAGATTATTTAATCTGTGAGGTATGTGAGATTTTTTTATGTGAAAGATGTGCCATTGGGTCTGGGGATCTTGTTTTTTGTTCGGAACATGGCTTTTATTGTTGTGAGTGTGGTGAATCCACTAGGATGAATCATAAGATTTACTGTGAGGATTGTGGGGAATTATTTTGTACCGGCTGTGGGGAGGACCATGTCAGATATTGTGAATATTGTGAATGTGATTATTGTGAAACGGGTAATAGGCATCATAATGCATATATGTGTGAAGACTGTACTGATTATTATTGTTATGAAAAATCTCCCCCCTCTTCTAGTGAAGATATGTTATTTTGTCCCGAATGTTGGGCAGCGAGGGAGTAAGAAAAACAAATAGATTTGGTAGTGGATTAGTTTAGTATTGGAATGGTTGACTAAAAGAAAGGTTGTCTTATGGTAAAAGAACAAGAGCAGAATAATATTCGGTCGTCTCCCCCTCCTTATTGGGTTGATGAGTTAAAGGGAAAACCCAATCCTGTTCTCCGGTTTACTCCCTATGCTTGGGGCAAGTTGTTGTTCATGCGGAACCGGTCTGAAATGGAAGTAGGGGGGTTTGGTATTACCTCCAGGGATAATCTCCTTTTGGTAGAGGATTTGATTTTGCCTAAACAGAAAGTTTCTTGTGGGGGGGTAGATTTTGATGATGAGGGTATTAGGGATTATTTTAATCAGATGGTAGATCAGGACAGAGAACCTGAGCAATTTGGTCGAATTTTTATTCATACTCATCCGGGTAATAGTCCTAGTCCCTCTTCAACGGATGAAGAAACCTTTTTACAGGTATTTGGCAGATGTAGTTGGGCCATAATGTTTATTCTAGCCAGAAATGATGATGTTTATACCCGTTTAACCTTTACGGCGGGACCGGGTCTTTCCCATAAGATAGAAGTAGAAGTAGATTATCAAACGTCTTTTTCGGGGAGTAATAGTAAAGAATGGACTACTCACTATCAGGAGAATATCTCTAAAAAATATGAAATAGTTAAAGGGTCTTCTTTCTTACCTCCTTCCGAAGTTCAAACCTACGATCCCTACGATCCCTACGATATAGACAATGGTTATCTCTCCGGTTATCCCGGTAGCTTTTCAGAAGAGTTTACGGATGAAGTAAACAATCAATCGTCGGATACCAGGGATGATATTCTTGATAGAGTTTTATCGGGACAGGGTAGTATTGAAGATGTTAAATATATTATAAAAAGTTTACCTCCCAAGATGCAGGGTCTTTTTCAAAATAAAACCCATGAAGATAAAATAGACCTGATTGAGGTTTATTGGGATAAAGGTTTGTTAGATAATTGTTAATCTTATTTTTTACGAAAGAAAGGAAAACAACATGGAAGAAGATTTAGACCGGTATAGTCGGCAGTCCTTATTGGTTCCCAGAGAAAAGATAGAACAGGTTCATGCACTGGTGGTGGGGGTAGGGTCGGTAGGGCGACAAGTAGCCCTCCAACTAACTGCTGCGGGTGTACCTCATCTGACTCTGGTGGATATGGATGATGTAACTATTTCCAATACGGCCAGTCAGGGTTATCCTGATGTTTCTCAAGGTCAAAAAAAGGTAATAGTAACCAAAAACGATTGTTTGAGAATAAATCCGACTGTGGAGATTGCTACACACTATCGTCCTTTCCGCAGTTGTGATAAGGGGACACACGTTTTTTGTTGTGTGGATTGTATGACTGCAAGGAAAAATATATTTAAACAAACAGAAGATGAAAGATCATTCTTTGTGGACGGTAGGGTGGGGGGTGAAACCCTGCGGATTATTACCGCTTATGATTATGAGACAAGAAAATACTGGGAGGATACCTGGTTTCCTAATTCCGAAGGAGAAAATTTAATGTGTGGGGCGAGAATGACTCTTTACTGTGCTACCATTACCGCCAGTTTTATGGTAGTGCAGTTTACTAAATTCCTGCGTGAATTCTGGGTTCCCAAAGATATTTTAATGAGTTTATTGGGTATGAATATTTTATTTGACGTGGTTAATTCTCCTAATCAAGGTAACAACGAATGAAAAAAAAGACTAAATTTGAATTGATACGACAACTTTACCACTGTGAAGTACTCATGCAACAATCGGCTCAAAATTTTCAAGAAGTAGAAGATTTTATTATCATGTTAACCCCGGAAGATATTAAAATGTTTCTTATCAACCCCGAATATAAAAAAATATTTCTTACACTCTCTCTCTCGAAAAAAAAGAGGAAAAAATAAATTGTATTCATGTATCCCTCTGTAAAAAGATACCTTTTATTTTTTAACCTCCCTTTGTGGTATTTGATTTCTAAATATAATTTTTTATTTGAGATATGTTAAAATGGAATATAAAGAAAAAGTGGATTCGGTGAGATTTTTTATTAAGGAGAAAAGAAAAAGAAGGGAGACAAATCCCTTGTCCTGTCGTATTATTATATCTACCGAAAGAGGCTGGATAACCATGTCCAGAGGGGCAGTCTCTCTATTAAAGATTACCTGTCCAGGTTGTTACCTTCTGGGTACTGATAATTGGGGACGAATAATCATAAAAGAATGTAGTGAAGAGGACACCAATTTTTACAGATTTAATAAGAAACGCATCTTACGTTGTTCTGATTTCATTCGGTATATTAAGGCCCAGCACCTATTGAATGCGGCTACCAAGTCCTATTCCTCCAATGGGGTTAGTTTGTTCTACAATATTTATCGAGACGATAAGACTGGATTTCTAATCATTACTACTAATCGTCCTTTTGATGGGAATTTTCAGGGGTAATATAAAGATGAAACCAGTACCTAGTTATTTAAGAGTAGTTGCCCATTTGAGTATAGTACCTACTCGTATTTTTACCATAGCTCAACAGGAGAAAATTAAACCTTCTACTCTTTGTTCCTATTTCTGTATCATAGCCTCGGAGTTTAATTTGAAATTTTTAAGGACTCATCTCACCCCCGGAGGAGAAATCTCCTGTGATCGTGAAACATTGGAACGACTAAAGAAACTTTTTCCCTTCGGATATAAAGGATAATTTTTTTATGGTTTCATTTCTTTCTCATCCTGATTGCCAGAGATGCAAACTCTATATCGCCGCCGATAATCCGGGTCTGACTTCCCGTTCTTTTGTTGCCGGAGGTAAGTCAAAGGTCGTTTTTTTTATCGGTGAGGCTCCCGGTCTCCGTGAAGACGAGGAAAAACGTATCTGGTGTGGCTGGTCTGGTGGTCTGTTAGAAAAATTTATTTCTTCTTGTTCTCTCCAGAAGTATGCCGATGTTTATTTGGGTAATGCCTGTCGTTGTCGTCCTGGACAGGATAATACCCCCACTATCGGACAAATTAAGAAATGCCGCCCTTGGCTCCTCGATGATTTAGAAATTCTTAATGCCCATTACGATTCTTTAATTATTTTCTGTTTGGGGGCTACGGCTTCCACTTGTATCTATGATAAGAATCTAACGGAATCATTCTCCAGAGGACAGGGTGAAGTTCTTTCTAATCTACCAGGAAAGCCTCGTGTTTTTTTCTCTTATCATCCCGCTCTCTTGTTGCCTCATAGGAGACCTCAATTAATCCATGCAGTTAGGGACCATTGGAATCTGATGCTTACCTTCATCAAAGAAGGGAAATTAAAACGTGATTCTGTCGTCATTGAACCCATTATAAATCTAAGACCTCCTCATCAAGGAAACTAATTGGTTATTAAAGAAATATGTATTGATATTGAGACTTATGGAATATTAAAAGGTGTAAATCAAACCTGTTTCCATCCCCAAAAATCAGTCGTTATCGACCATATAGCGCCTTCTGATTTGATTGTTACGGTCGCTCTGGCCTATCGCAACGAGGAAAAAGATTCATTTACCTGTGGTGTATTCCTCTGGAATAATAAATTGCATCGTCAAACGTTGCGGGACTGGTTCGTTTATTGCCTCAAGAACAGGGTAACTATTCTGGGACAGAATATTCTTTTTGATTTATCTTATCTACGTTATTGCGATGTGGAGATCAAACACCTTACCGGCTTTAGTCCCTCCAGGAATCTGTCCCCTATTCAGTTGGATGATACGATGATTCTTAATTTTTTAGAATTTGAGGAAAGACCGGAAAAATCCCTCAAGCCTCTTTCCTCACTTATGGGTTTGGGTGGTTACGAGAATGAACGGGTAACGGGGGCTAAGGGGACGGCGGAATCAGCCGAAGACCCTCAACTCCATCATTATAACTGTCTTGATTGTGTCCGAACACTTCAAATTAAAGACCTTTTGTTACAAAGGATTCAAGATCGAGACGCGACTTCCTCCAAACTTTCCGAAGTCTGTCGCCAACATCGGAATGCCTTGATTCATATTGGATTGGCTATGACCGAATCAGGTATCACTGTTTCCCCCCATAAACTTCTATCTATTCAGGATAGTCATCAGGAAATTATTTCTTCACTAATGAAAGTCTCTAAAGAAGATTATGGTATTATCTTATCAGGTAAGGGGAGCAGAAAAAGTTTGACTGAGGTTATCGAAAATTCTTTACGGGATAATAATCTTTATAATGATGAGAGGGTTGAAAGAACCCCCAAAACGAGAGCGATTTCCCTCAATAAAGCTAACCTTAGACTTTTGTTAACTGAATTGGATCCCTCTACTGAGGGTTACAAACAATGTCGTCTCATCCATGACTATAAAATGAATTCTCATATCATCAATAATTACACCAGACCTTTATTGCATAATCCTTCCAAGGGGATTTTATCTTCTTGTTGCCCCCGACTCTACCCTTCATGGCATTTAGTTCCTTCCGGTTATGGAAAAAAATCTACAACGGTTAGGGGGACTATACAAGGAAGAATTACCTGTACCCGCCCCGGTTTCCAAACCTTCCCTTCCGAGATAAAAAATATATTGCGGACTCGATTCTTCGGAGGGGTATTAAAAACCGCCGATTATAGTCAACTGGAACTGAGGGTAGCGGCTCTTCTTAGTCGTGATGAAGCAATGATAAATGATTACCGTCATAATAAAGACCTCCATGCCAGTACCGCCCATATTATCCTCAGTACTCTTGGGGTTGATATACCTGATTCGGACCCCAGTTTTCACAAAATATGGCGACAAGCAGGTAAAACTCTTAATTTCCTGGTCTTATTTAAGGGGGGGCCTACTACTTTTCTCACTACGTTACGGGAGGAGGCAGGGGAATATGGTAATATAGAATTACTCAAGACTTTGGAAGATCGTTTTGATATAGGGGTTTGTCGTCGTATTATTTCTCGTTTTGACGCTCGCCATCAAACCCTCCGTCGTTGGCAGGAATCCTTGAAGTTGGAAGCCCTGAGAACCGGAAGAATAGAATTGGTTACGGGATGGTCTCGTTCTTTTCCGGGGGGTTCACGAGTCGTTAATGCACAGATCAACGAGATATGCAATTTTCCCATTCAATGTTTGGCGGCTCAGATTATGCAATCGGGCCAATATTATCTCTTGGAATTGATGGAAAAAAATATGTTGAAAACCAGAATGTGCGCTCAGACTTATGATTCGGTTTTATTGGATTGTCCCCCTGAAGAAGTTGGGATTGTGGATAAATTTTTGGAAGAAGCCTTGACGCATCCACCCATCCTTTCTAAAATAAATGGAGATTTATCCTTAGTTGATCTAAAAATATCTATAGAGGATCATGGTGGTTATTTTACCAAATGAAATAGTAATTGTTGCCGATACCAGGGAACGTTATCCCTTATTATTTCCTAAGACTATAGCCTGTTGGGAGTTAGGTAAGAGAAAGATAGTTAAGGTCAAAAAGAAAAAGGAAAAATTGGAGACGGGGGACTACCTCTTGGAGAACTATTCCCATCTGGGAATAGTAGAAAGAAAAGGATCGGTCAGCGAAATTTCCTCTAATCTTTTTAGTTCAGATTCAGCCCGTCAGTTACGAGCCTTTTCCCGTCTCCAGAAAACCTGTAAATATCCCATTCTCTTTTTGGAAATGAACCCCTACCAACTACTTAAAGGACCGTATCATATGCCTGGAGTAGATAGCTCCATTCTTTTAAGCAAATTGATGGTTGTCCTTTCACGTTATTATTTTCACCTCCTCTGGTTCCCCTGGGCCAAATCCACGACCGGTCGATTACTCGCCGGGGAGGTTATTCTCCACTTGCTTTTAAGTTATGTGGTAGCCGAGGCTACTTGTACAACCGAAACGTTTGAGGCTGGTGGGTAGGTTAATCAGATACGTCTGGTTCCTGCCCATCTTTTTTACAGGAGATTTATTATGCCAATACAAATGACCACACCGGGTTTCCCCAATGATGGTTGGCCCATAGCCATAAGTTTGGTAGGGGCTGCCACCACTACAGTGGCAACTGCTCCCTCTAGTGGGATGAGCCATTACATCACAGGGATAATGACGGACGTAGCCATAACTATTGTTAGAGGAACAGGGCTGGCTAACATTGTACTGGGGGCGGCTGTCTCTATGATGTTCCCCCATGCGATTGAAATTGGTAATGCCACCGTGTTACAGATTACCCACACTGTTGACACCCAACTGACCCTTTTTGGTTTTACCGATAAGAGAATGACTTAATTTATAAATTTTTATAAATTTTTATAAATCTCTTGACAAATAGTTATTATTACATTATACTCTTTGGTTGTGGTTTTTATCCAAAGGCAGATCGTTGTGGCTTGTTTTCAAGGGCAGATCGAATACACTAACTGCTTTGTAATTCAGTGAAAATGAATGGATGATAAAAACAGGTTTTTGTAGAGCCTGGCCGGTTTGTGCGATGTAGGCCGGTCAGGTCTTTTTGATAAGTGAATAAGGTGTGGTGGCGCAAATGTTAGACGCTGACAACTGATTCGTTATTGGCCCGGCGATTGTGGTCTATGTTTAACGCTGCCGGGAGTTGGCGTTAAAACGGACGAACGAAATGTAGGTTAGAATCCTGCCTACACCGCCATAAAAACAGGTTTTTGGAGTGGCCTGTATAAAAGGTTCTAAGCCTTTCACACTAGGGCTTAGACCTTTTATTTTTAATAGTAATAATATCATAGCCCTTTATGAGAGTATGATTTGATACCCCAAGGAGACTCAATATGAAAATAACTCTACCCCCTGAACTGCAATTAAAAAAGTCTAAGCCTGTACCTATTACTCTATGTCCAGTCAGAGCTTCAACTATGGGTTTATTGGATACTTGTCCCCGTAAATTTTTCTATAAAAAACGACTTAATCTTATCCCTAAAAAATCGGAGAAATCGTCAGCCCTCCTTACCGGTGGTTATTTCCATCAATTTATGGAGTTTGGTATTACGGCTGCCGACGAAGTACATAATAAATTTTTGGATGCCAAGAAAGAGGCCCTGGGACTCATAGAAAAACAGGGGGACATAGAGGGGGTATTACAGACTCAACTGATTGATGCCGAGAGGGATTTTCTTAAAGCGGAGGTTATGGCTCGAATCTTCTGGGAGAAATATCCACAGAGAGATTTAGAGATAACAATAATTGGAAGAGAAATGGAATTAACCTGTAGTGTGAAAGTCTTAGGTGATATTGTGGAGTTGGCCGGTCGAATTGATCGTCTTATCCAGGATAGGAATGGAGATTATTGGATACAGGATTATAAAACCACAAGTTTTACTCCCCCTGCTGTTTCCTCCAGTTACCCCTGGTCGGATGCCTGTCGGATATACCGGATACTGGCTCATATGTGGCTCAAAAAACAGGGGAAATTATCTCTCCATGACAGCCTAATGGGTTTCCAGCTTAACATAATACGAAAACCTACCATACGATTTAGCCCCACTCGATTGGACTCTAACAAAGAAGATAAATATGAGACCAAGTTTCTTTCTTATCTAGCTCGGTGTGAGAAATGGTATCAGGAACAGGAACTCAAGGATGAAAATGAACGAGTATGCAGACAATTCTCTTTAAGATTTGAGGGGCCTCTACTCCCCCCCGAATTTAAAACCAGATTATTACGAGCTAATAAACCAACCCATATACCACTGGGTTCCAATACTGATGATATGAATACTGCTCAAGTGGAAAAAGAATTTCCCCGGAGAGCATGGTCCTGCTATGACCCTTATGGGAGACCTTGTGGATTTCTCCCCCTCTGTCAATCTAATTGGGAGAGCCTGTCTGATAATATAGAACTAGCCTACGAAGTTGAAGAACCCCCGGAATATGAAGGAGACTCTTATGACTGAACAAAAAATGGTAGAAACAAGACCCAATCAAGGAACCCCCCAGATTCTTCGGGGGGACTGGGCTAAACAAGGTATCACTAAAGGATTTGAACCATCCCCTTCTGGTCTTCTCCGTCTTATGCTGGTGGGTCCATACGGTGGGGGCAAATCCACCTTTGTTATGGGCAGACCTCGAAATTTAGTTCTCTCCTTCGAGTACTCGGCCCATATGGTCCCCTATCCCCGCGCCCATCGTCTTCATATCACTTCCATTCCCCAACTTGACGAGATATGGAAGTTATTAAAATGTGATAGAGACAGAAAGGATAGACCTTTTGACTGCATCTCTTTCGATGTGATAGATCAGTTCTCTGACATGCTTGATGAGCATATGGGTATTCTTTATACCAAGAAGTTTCATAGGGAAGACCGCCCTCTGGCTAATGTTAGTGATTTTGGGGAGGCGGGGGCAGGTGTGGCTATCCTTCGGGGGGAAATATTGAAGTATCTAAAGACATTAACCCAATGGGGCTACGGGTGGATGGTATTAAGCCATGTAATGGATAAAATGGTAAGAGGGGCCAACGGGGGGGAATATACCACCAAGAAAATAACGGCCTTCCCCACCCTAACCGGGAGATTATTAGGTGCAAGCGATTATTGTTTAATGCTGGATAAGGAACAAGAAGCTGTCTCTGAGAAGAAAAAGGTTACGTCGGTTATTGCGGGGTATGGTTCTTTCGATCAGACCTTGGTTGAAACGAATATGAAAGATCAATATTATCTGATTTGTAGTAACCAACACTTAAAAGAAATAAAGTTTAGAATAGAAATCAAGAAGAAAATTCTTCTTCCTGATAGTAATCAATCCAATACCAAGCGGGGATGGGATGTATTCAGTTCCGCCTATGATAATGCCTGCGAAAAGTTTCGTGGTAAGTCAATCGGGAAATAATTTGAAAAGTAGCTAACTGCTACAGGAAGGAGTATCCTATGGATACTAATCAATTTGAAGCTCTTCTACAAGAGCAATCGACAGATTTTATTGCCGCCGAGGAAGTAGGACAGAAATGGTATCCCTCTCAAGAGGGCCAGTATGTCTGTATTATTTCCTCCCTGCAACGCAGGATTTATAAGAAGAAAAATTCTTCTTATCTTCTGTGGAATTTTGGCTTGCAACTTCTCGAAGGAGAAGAGGCCGGTAATGTAATGCCCTACGTTATATCCAGCGAAGGCGAAATGGGCTTAGGTCGGGTTAAAGCTACCGCATCGACCCTGCAAGGTTCCAAGTTTACGGGAGACCTGTCAGTAGCTAACCTGCTTTTTTCCCAGGCACTCGAAAGTAAAACGCCTCTCTTATGTAAATATGAGAGGAAAGCTCGTACCGATGGGCAGGAAGGTTACTGGGAAAATGTGTACATCAATAAGAAACTGGCACAGGTAGTCCAGCCTACCCCAGAAACCTCTGAGGAAGCCGTAAGTTAAAAAAATTGGATAAAATTTGGTTTAACTATAAGAAACCCCTATGCAACCTAAATTATTTTTAGAAAAATTTTCAATCAAAATGACTATTAAGAGCTTCTTCCAGGTCAAGGGAGGTCGTACCCTCTATCTCCCCCAAGTCATTTCGAGTTTCCTCCAAACAGGAGAAAATTTTACTGTGAAAAAGAGTCAATATTTAGGGTTGCATAGGGGTCATCTTATTTTTACTCTGAAACATCCACAGATACCTTCCTTGTTTACTATGCCTAAGTATATATCTTCCATAGTATGGATAAAAAATGTGGCTACTTACAGAGAAAAAACAGGTTCGGGTTATAGAATCTATCTACCTAAACCTGTTATCCCTTTTACCTCCCCCCCACTATTGCGGAGAGATCAGGACATCCAGAAACATTCTATCTTGTTTTTTGGTTCTAATATTAGTCTCAATTCACCCCCCAAGCCCTGCGAAATATCGGAGGCTAACTTTATCGCAGGTTACTTTCTCTAACCGGTCGGAGACTTACATTATAATACAGGAACAGTCCTCTACAATCTCTGGATTTCTAAAAATATAATACCTATAGGATTGTAATGGATGACAAAAGTATTAATAACCCCTTAGAGATTTTAAGAAAAGTTGTATTAAAATATTTACATTACTCACCCGATGACGTTCTCGCTCTCGATTATGTCGTTATTGTAGTCCTGAATGGTATAGTTAATCCCATTGTGGATAAGTTCTGGGGCTACCTGATTGGACCTGCCAGTGCAGGAAAAACTGAATTGGTAAGAATATTTCAAGGACATCCTAAAATTAAATACGTTGATGATCTAACAACTAATGCTTATGTATCCGGTACAGTGGATGAAAAAGGGAACGACCCGTCCCTGTTGGCTGTACTCCATGGTAAGACCCTTATCTGTAAAGACCTGGCAGCCGCTCGTTCGGGGGATGGTATCACTCTTAACAAATTTCAGGGCCAATTAAGAGGCGCCCATGATAATTTCTTCTGTAAACATTCAGGGATGCACGGAGGTCGTTCCTATGATTCCCGTCATGGTCTCTTAGTTTGTACTACCCCCCTACCAGATTCTCTCCAACGTTTAGATCAACAGATAGGAGAGAGAAAGTATAACTTTTATATGAATCGAATTAACCCTACTCATCAACAGGTCCGTATCCAGGGCCGTGCCGTTGCTAATTTTTGTACCCATAAGGATGAAAATCGTCAGGAGATTGTTGAGATGGCCTGTAAATGTCTCGATGAGGCTTATATTTTTGCTCTACGTCATTGGCCCGATTGGATACTACCCGATGAGATAGAGGAATGGCTTTTTAATTTATCCTATTTGGCCTGTCGAGTACGTACAACTTCCGTTGAGGGCCATCAAGCCTTCGCTGAATTACCTGGAAGAATGTATAGTGTATTAAATTCTGCTGCCGCCTGTTATTCTTTCTGGCATAATCAGACTTCCTGGATGGATTCATGTAAGACTTTCCTCTCCCGTATCGTTCTTGATACTCTCCTACCCAGTACTCGTGAGATACTTTTAGGCATCTGGTTAGCTAACTCCAAGGACACTCGCTGGGCCAATCTGGAGGTACTTAGACAGAATTGTGGAGGTAGATTCCCCGATGATATTATTGTTACGACCTTGAGAGAATTTGAAGAAATGAAACTTCTCTATAAAAAACCTGGAACCTATGAAATACACGACTACATCCTAACTAAATTTACCGATAATCTCCTGGAAAAATCAGGACTATTGGAAGCAACCCCCCTACCTTCTTTATACAGGAGACAGAATACATGGCCCTACAACATAGCAATCTCAGAAGAGGCACAATTATCCCAGCAGATAACTTTTTGATTCTACAACCGGTATTTCTTTCTAACGTAACCGATACAGGAATCCAAACAGGACTTAAAGAAGAAACCCTACCCTTTGGAAAACTTATAGCCAGAGGTAAAAATTGTTGCAAGTTTAAAGTGGGAGCCTACCTCCTGTTAAGTCCTATGGGAGGTTACACCTACCGTATTCTCGATATGGATTATATTATCGCTAAAGAAATTGATATTGTGGCGGAGGCCCAGTTCCTGGAAGAAAATAAACAAAAAGATAGGAAGAAAAAAAAGGTACAAGGAGCCTCCCATGTATAAAAAAAATGGAGAGATACTGCATATATTATTAAATGCAGGGTTACTGGCTGCCACACTCCTCTACCTGGCAGCCTGCCTACATTTAATATAACCTAATAATATTATTTTTGTCCCTCCCCCGGATTGTTTCTGTTTGTTCAATCCTAACGGGGTTTTTAAGGATACTTTTTTATGCTTCCCATTTGGTTATTTACCTATAGTGGTCTTAAACTAGACCTACTTAACCCTCAACCTGCTATGATTAGCATTGGAGATATTGCCCACTCTCTCTCTCTCCAATGTAGGTTTAACGGACATGTTAACTACCACTATTCCGTTGCTCAACATTGTGTATTGATGAGTCAATGGGACCTACCCGGAGACCCTCTTTACCGCCTGTTACATGATGCAGCCGAAGCCTATCTAGGAGACATCATTACCCCCATTAAACTACTTATCCCCAATATTCATACAATAGAGGATGGTCTCATGCAGGTCATTCTATCGTTGTTTAAACTGGATTGGTCTGAATACCAATCACAACAGTCTTTGTTGCACCAGAGTGATAAAACCATGTTAGCCACAGAGATATGTGATCTCTTTAACCAACAGCCATCTCCTTCTCTATTTAATAATCTACCTATTCCACTGGAAAATAGACAGGTTATCAGACCTTGGTTAGCCCACATAGCTGAGTATGAATACCTCAATAGAATACTTCAGTTAATCCCCGGCCCACGAATTAAGTTTTTTAGTTGAATGACGTTTGAGGCTGGTTGTTTCCAGTCTCCCCTTTATGATTCTTTGTTCCTCTATATTGAAAGGATACTGAAATGAAAACGATAATTTTTGTACTGATACTTCTGGTGGGAGGTATGACCGGAGGTTGCCAATCCACCGGGGCAGGCGCCGTTGGGGGGGCCGTAGGGTTGACGACTCTGGACCGCTTGGCGGGGGATGCCGGGAAGATTACCGATAGGGAACTGGCAATCCTGGCCGGTAAGGAACTGGAGTTACAAAAACAAAGGGCAACCACTCAATCACAAGAGCAGAAGAAACAGATTGAAACCTTACTGGCAAAAAATCGGATAGCCCAGGGAAACCTGACGATGGTCCAGACAGGCATTAACCTGGGAAAAAAGGCAGTCGGAACCGACTGGTCCAACCCGAAGGAAACAGCACCTTGGTTGGCTGCAGGGATCACCACGATTCTAGGCGCCTTCTATCGTAAACAAAAGATCGACGCGGTCGGAACGATAAGGGCGTATCAGAAAAATCTTAATGATGTTTATACCAGTGCCACACCTGAAGATGCTAATCGAATTGCGTTGCAGATGAATCAACATCGTTGATGATACCTTTTCTTACCTGTTGGAGGGTGGTAGCAGGGATGCCGCTACCCTCCAAATTTTATAAATGGTAATCTCTGAAACAATAAAAGGGTATGAATGGAGTAAAAATGCCAACAAAAGTAATATGGTTTAATGGTATCGTGTTGATCTTAATGGTCTCCCTGTTTATCTGTTGTGCCTTGGCCGGATTGGACGTCCACGGTAATACCTACACCAACAATAACGGCTTCGTGGGCCGGAACAAACTTAACTGGACGGTAAGTTGGAATAATCCTGACCCAAACAAAGTGTATGAAATATATCTAGTATTTCTGGAAAAAGGAACGAGCCATTACGTTCTTTACAAATGGGAATCGTTAAAACAATAAGGTTCGTTCTACTATGGATTATTACGAAATAACTTACGAAACAGCTTACAAAGATAGAAGGGACGGCAGAAAGCGGAATTATTTTCATAAACAAAGATTCCCATTTTATGGCAAGACTGCCCTGTTTCCTCAACCCAAAGACTCCAGAGCCACTGCAAGAATTAAAGCAAAGACAAGATATTTCAAGTTACAACGTCAAAGTGATATTATCATGGTAAAATTGTTTCTTTATACTAAAAGAGAAATCACGGTTGGTGTGGAGACTCAAGATATACAAGATTCACAACAACCACCCTTAGAGCTTCCTCCTGCTTTAGACCACAGAGATGGTAGGTTTTGAGGAAAGTTAAAGTGAATGTGGATAACCGCAAAGGCAAAAGAAAACAATATAAAGTAAACTATGGAGATTTAATAATGGATAAACATAGTATAGAAAAATGGTTAAAGATTGTGTGGTACGAACTGGGCGAAGACACGGTTTCTTCTGAAAGATTTAATTATGCGAATTCGTGTTTTGATTATTTGGACGCTCTGGAAAAAGCACAGGGAAAATGGGCTGTACTGCGGGAAAAAGACAATATTATATGGATAAGAATTGAAAATTACGTTAAAGAAACTATAAAAAGTTACCGGAGATAAATGAACAAAATGAATTTACTTGAAAGTGTAACTAAAGAAATAAAACGGTGTGAAGAACTCAAAAAGGTCTACTTGAATCTAGGTATTTCGGGACAGTTTGGTCTCATTGCTATTATCCAAGATATAGAAAAGGCTGAAACAGCTAGGGATGGCGGTGATATTATAGAAATAATTTCAGCCCTCGAAAAGTTGCAAGAAGATAAATAAAAGGAGTCTAAAAATGAAACAGTATAAAGTAAACTATGGAGATTTGCAGTGAGTGTAGCTATTGTAGCAAAAGAAATCCTGATTAACGACTCCTCTTATAAATTTGGCAATAGGAGTATTTATTATGGAGATTTAGATATTCTCCATGCTATTTATGATAAGGCAGGTTTGTCGCTTAAAAATTCTCATCCACTAAACAAATGTGCTGCAGTTCTGAATGCTTTAGATTCTCATTGTAATTGTAAGAAACCGTTGTGGAAGAAGATTTATTGGCGGGCACACAAGGGATTAGCCAGAGGTTTTGAATTGACATACGAAAGGAAATAAAATGAAACAGTATAAAGTTGGCGACAGAATAAAAATGGGGCCAGTTGAGTGGCAAAAGAAGAAAATGGGAAAAGATTGTTTTCTACCTGTTGCCCCTGACGAGACTGGTGAGATATATGAGATCGAGTCGGAGTCCTGTGAGTATGATTATAGGATCAAACTTAGTCGGTGTTGTCAGCACGAGAATTTAATACATATGGTTGCTATCTACCAAGAGCAGATTCTAGGCTATATGTTTGAATACGGGGAAGAAATTGAAGTTAGCAACGACAAAGAAACTTGGTTTGTTATGAAGTTCAGCACAAATTGTCCAGGTTTGGTGGATAGTAAGGTTAGTGTGTTTGATAATGACAAAAATTGTCTTTGTAGTTATGCTCGACCTTTGAATAAAGCATCTGAACCGGTTAAATTGCCGGAAAGCCCAGAAGCCCGTTGCCGGCAATTGGTTAAAACTATCAATGATTGTTGTGAAAAAATTCTTACTATTCCTCCTGAATTCCTCCATAGGTTAAACGAAGAATATCAAGGAGGTCCAAAATACTACACAAGTCGTCGAGGCGAAAAGGTTCAGGTGGGTCAATATGATGGATGATAGATGTGAAGAAACTCTTGAACTTATAGATGAAATGCTAGAGACTGATCGTTACCTATTCGGTTTGGAGTTCCTCGAAAGTGTGCGAGATCAGATAACCGAAAAGGGATGGTGTTCTGAGGCACAAGCAGAAGGGGTTGAGAATATATACGAGTCTATTAAAAAGTAGTAAAATGCGTAGGGGAACCCCCACCAGCCTCAAACGTAATTGAGCAAAATTCTTTCCCTTTTGTTGGGGGTCTTAACGTAGCGGGACTGGTTGGGTGGCAGTGGCAGGGTTAGAAGATTTAGGGGGCATGAGTAGGGGGAGGGCATCACTATTGTTTTGCACCAGACGAGTAGCTTCCGCTGCTACTGACATGGAGGCTATTTCTTCAAAGACAGGGCGAACATCGGCAGGCAGGGATTTAAGGATTCTTTGGATACGGGTCGTCTGGGTCCGTAATCGTAAAGCGCGGATGTCTGATTTCTTGACTCGCAAGGGGGGTAGTTCGGGGTATTTTTTTTGGTAAGCCGCCTGAATATCCTGGGCCGTTTCCATACTATTGGATTGGAGAGCAGCCAGATATTCCGTTCTAAATTGTCGTAAGATGTCTCGTTGCTTGAGAACAAATTGGGTAAATTGTTGTTCGGCTTCCACGTTGTTAGTGCGGATTCCGACGGAACGAAGGAAAAGCTGGGCGGGAGTAAAGTTGCCTACCAGTTTCCCTACCTTATCAGTAACGGTAATCTTACCGTCAACATCTCGATGCTGGTAATCAGCACGGGAGGGGGCCAGAGATTTATAAGCGCGGCGGAAAGCGACACCACCGGGGACTCCTACGGCCAGACTGCTGGGGACTCTGGAGAAATCCCCGGTAAATACGGCTCCTCCCAGACTTCCGGCAATACCTACCGCAGGTGATACGATAGGGAAGGGAAAGAAGGGGGCATCTTTGGACAGTGGGGAGGGTAAGGCTCCAAAAAGGAGTGAGTTATCTATGTTAAAACCAAGAGCGCGTTGGGCTATTGTTCCGGCAATAGCCGAGTTACGAACGGTTCGACCTATCGTACCCAGGTCGAGAGGCATTTTACCCTCGGCAACAGCAGCGGCGGAACCGAAACGCAGGGAAGAATACATGAAGTCAAGCATCCGAAGAGGGAACTGGGCGAATTGGCGAATGGGAGCGGGGATATTTAACATACCATGAGGAATCCCCAGGGGTCCACCGCTAAACTGGGTCATACGAACCATAGTGGATGCAAATCTTTGGGTCTCTTTAGCTCCCAAACCTTCAAGATTTGCTTTAGCGGCGGATGCTTCATAAGTGAGTAACCGGTTGAATCTTTCGGTGGTATGGAACATGGCCATACTTGCGGACTTCCCGGTAGCCAGGGCTTTCTGAAATCCTTGAGCTACCATGGGGATAGACTCGTCGGTTACTTCCCCAAACATGGGACTCCCCAGGATATTTTCCTGCATGGCTTCGGGGAATATTTCCCAGAGAGCTTTCTGGTCCGCTTCGGCCAACGAGAGACCTTTCCCCATATGGAATTGAGTTCTTTTTATTAGTTGGCCCAGTTTGGGTAGCAGTATTCCACTTCCTCTGATGGTATCCGGCATCCCGATGACACTAGCCGTAGTGATAAGAGGTTGAAGAATATTTTTGAAAGCCGGGGCGGGGTTAAAACCCAAAGCTCCATGATAAAATAAACTGGTTAGACTGCCGGTAAAAGACTGGGCCGAGAGAGAGCCAGAAGGTGCATTAAGGGTGTCGATTAACCAGGTGCGAACGGCTTTACCTGGTGCTGTAGCATTTAAAACCTTAGTCATCCGTGGGGTCTGGATAGAGGATGATAATTTTAGTTTAAAATCATTAAAAATTATCTGTCTTTCCTGTTCTCTCCAGGTTTTCATACCTCGGAGCATCGGGATATAATCGTTAGTGAGGATACGCCAGCGTTGGGGGTCTGTCCTCTTGAGGATACCCGCTTCTTCTTCGATGATAGCACCTACCGATTTGGTTCCTTCAGTTTTAGGGATGGCCCAGGCATGTTGATGAGCCAGAGAGTTAATATGTAAACTCATTACTTTATCCATTCGGAGAGAATACTGGGGGATTTGTCCGATAGCGTCAAATTTGGACTGGATAAATCGGAGGGCTTCTTCCATTTTCCCCGCCGAAGTTAACTGCTGAACTTTATCGCCCAGTCCGTTGGCTACTTCCTCCCTAAGATTATAGTCATTCATCAGGATTTCTTTAATCGCTTCTTTGGGTTTACTCTGACCAATTAAGGGTAGAATTTTTTGCTCCAGTTCCTGACGATAATGAAGATTACTATCTTTAAGAACCTGGAAAGCACGGGGATTCAGATGTTGTTTTATTTCCTCCAGATGTTCCAGAGAGGGCATGGAAAAACCCTGTCGTCGCAGGAGGGCGCGAGAATGGATATACTTTAATTTCATTGCGGACTCTTCAAAGGTAAGTTTATCCAGCGGATTCTCTTCCATTAGAGTTCGGGAGTTGATAATCTGTTGCGGGTAATAATTTTTGAGACGTGGACCTATTATTTTCTTTTGTGTCCCGTGGATTACTTTATCGTTAAAGGGGTCTCTAGTGTAGAAATGACGGGTGGCAAGCCCGTTACCCTCCAGATGAGTAGCGATGTCGTCGAGAAATTTATTGGGGATGTCGGCATACATGGTTTCATTGAGACGACCCATATCGTTAGCCATCCCGTTAATCCCCCGGAGACTTTTAGGGGAGATAGTAAGACTTTTCTTGAGAAGAGATTCTCCTCCCAGATTGACCCCGGAATTTTTTTCGGCCAGATGCCCGATACTCTTATTGAGAAAGGTATCGGACCGGTCTGCTGCCATTCGTTTAAGAGCCGCCAACGACATTTCCTGGGTGGTAGGGTTACGACCGACAAGATTACGAAAACGTGAGAATAAGTCGTTTAGACCTCTTACCCCAAACCTCTCCTTGAATTCGCTGGTTAAGGCAGATTGTTCCATCAAGGCGTCAACCAGTTTAGCATTACCTCGAAAGATAGTTAGTGGTGTACCGAGGAAACGAGCAATAGGATTAAGACGAGACGCGATACCCCCCGCCCTGGCTGCAAATTCAAAGACCTCTCCTGATGCCAGTGGGGGGTAGGCCAGGGATGCGATGGTCCCAATAATTACCAGGGGATTGGTTGCCACATCCATAATGGCAGCCATAACAGGATCACGAGAGAAACGATTTTTGAGTCGTTTTCTTTGATGGGGACTTAGTGATTCGGGGGAAAATATTGCTTTGACCGAACCATCCAAATCAGCTTTTAAGAAATTTTCCAGGGCCAGACGGGGCCTGTCGTAATCTGACAGAGGGAAGTTATAAGCGTCGGACCTTAAACTGGTCGTAACAGGATCAGAAGGCATTAGTACCCCTTATTGGCCGGAGGTTTGTAGAGCCTGAAGGAGGGCTAACTGGTCTTGTTGCGCCGTGGAGGTAGCAGGCTGATTTCCGGGGGAACCCCCACCCGGCGAGCCGATAAGAACTTCACTGGGAGCCAGTCTGGTAGGGTTAAATCCCGGTGATAAAGCCGCCGAAGCTGCCTGTTGAGAGATACTGGCTTTATTTTGAAGAGCGGGAATCAGGAATTGGAGAAGTAACTCATTCTTAGCCGTTTCCTTTTGCATCTTAACAGCCTGGGGACTGGATTGAGAGGTGAGAATTTGGTTCTGGAGTTCCATCTTACCCTTCTCTTCTTGTTTTTTCTTGGATAAACTGATAAGGAGTTCGGCCAATAAACTACCATAGATAAAAGTGGCTGTCCCGCTTTTGAATATACTGGGCTTAATTCCAACCGCTTCGGCCCTGGCAACCAATTCAGCCTTCCGACCTCCCCCCTTACGGAGGACATCTTTCGTTAGGAGTTTCACTCTTTGTCTTAACGATCTAACTTTAGGGGTTCGACTAACTTTACGAGCAATATCTCGTCCTAATATTTCTTCGGTTGCTTCGGGAATAGCTAATATTTTTTCTACCACCTGGGGGGTACTGCCTACCTGGGTAGATATTTTTATGACCTGTTGTTCCGTCAGACCGGAGGCGGCGGCAATCTCCGAATAGGTAATAGATTGAGTAGCTGGAGATACTTGTCGTCCTGCCAATACCTGTAAATTAAGAGGACCGGGAACGACCTGAGTACTGGGACTCCCCTCACTAATAATTTGAGAGGCTGAACGCGCCGTAGCCTTCCCCACTAAAGATGTAGGGGATAAGAAACCACGTTTAGCTTTAAGGCGCATTCTCTTCCCCCGCTTGCGGGGTTGACGGGATTTTTTCTTCCTGGTCATATTAACTTCCTCCCAAAACTACGGGTAACAGGTTATTGAATCCGTTAGCCCCCACTGCCGTCGGGGTAGGTTGGGGGATAAAATCAGGACCATTTATCGGTTGGGCGCTGGCCTCTATCGACCTTAGACCTGACTGACCTAAAATGGATGCCGATTGTGATGGTGCTAATACGTCTTGAGAAACGGTTTGTAACAGGGAACCCAGCACCAGGTTATCCCGGTCGTTCTGCTGATTAATCTGGTAGTTTCTCATTTCTCTTTTTTCATTAGCTTGAGCATCATTCTTATAGTAATCAGCTATGAGATTAACGGCCTCATTACGACCTTCCGTTGTGGCCTTCTGGGTATTAAGTTGATTTTCTACCGTGCGCTTAGTCATCTCTAATTGTTTTTCTTCCAAACCGGACGAACCACTAATAACTTTAAATAAAGCATTTATCCCTAAACTAACTCCCATGTATAGAAGGGTTTGCCACACTGTCCCCCCTACTTTGATTTTGCCAAATACCCCCTTCTTACCTAATAACCCTCTACCTGTTTTAGCAGCTAATGTTGCGCCTGCCGCCACCCCCGCACCCACAAATGTTTCATTAGAAAGACCGGTAGGATCACCTCCTACAACCCCTTTAGGACGTTTTCCCATTGGATGTAAGAAAGTGATGTCGTTAGCGGACGAGTCATTTCTGCCGGGCAGTTTCACTCCGGTTAGACGTTTAAGCGCTGTTTTACTCAATGCCATCATCAATCCTCTTATTAACGATTACTATACAGGGGAGCCAGAGGGTGATCGCTAAGAGTCCCATCTGGTCCAAATATTAAATCCAGTTGACGTTGTAATATTTCTTCCACCTTATCTGTATCAAAAGTTCCATCGGGATTCATAGCTTCCGTCTCTATCTGACTGGCTAATTTTTCTTTGGACGTACCCTGTATGCCTCCTCTGGTTACCTGCACAGTTGAGATAACCACGGGGGACTCATTACCCACAGGAACCTGGTAAATATTGGAACCTACCTGAGTTAATTTAGTAAGAGCATCAAACCCCGGTCCCCATTTAATTAAATCATTGATAAATGATTTCTTATCTCCGATGAATAAGGAACTAAACTCCGGTAATTTACGAGATAATATCTCATTGATAGTAATCAAATCCTCATTACCTAGTGAGGAGAAATCCGCTATTTTGAATTTACCGGAAGTAATTAACAGATTCCAGGCGTCTCTCAAATTATTTGTTTTTTCAGGTCCTAACTCATCTCGCATCCGTTTAACTAAAGTAGTAGCCCCCTCGACAGCTACCTTACCTGCAATCCGTAATTGGATGGGATCAAGTTTTCCTGCCTGAATCTGACTAATCATTTCGTCGGGGGAATTAAAAGTATTGAAGAAGGGATTGGCCTCGATAGAACGAAGAATATCACTGGGATTTCCCTGAGTAATAAGCGAATTCATTCCAGTTACTTGACTGGAAGTCATCTGAGTCTCTTTCTTGTCCAACGCGCTTTGCTGTTGGATGTCCTGAAACATTTTCGTTCTCAATTCCAGAGCATTTTTTTTGTCTAATCCGGCAGTCTTGGAAGCCTGTAAGGTGGCAAGCTGCCCCAGAACATATTTAGACCAGTTAACCATTCCTAACTTATCCATCTCGGTAACTAAAGTTTGAAATTTAGCGGTGTTATCTTTCCGGTTAGCTCTGAACCTGAATTCTTCTTCCCCTAGAATACGATCATTCTGTCGATAATTCAAATCGGTAACATATTGATTATAATCCAGACGAGAAGCTAAATCATCACGTTTGGCAGTGTCTTGCAGTCTCACTTCAAACATTTGAGCGGCTATCTTCCGATCCTCCAACCCAATACCCTGGTTGGCAATTCTCTCGTTGGAGGAAGTTTGCAGGTAGGTAGATAACAACTGGTCGGATTGATTACGGTTAGCCAGAGTGGTATTGACGACATCGGCGGTACTGGACCCTAGATTAGGCACAATCACTGCCGGACTTAACCCGATAGGCCCCGATACGTTAGCAGGAATTCTGGTCATATCATTTCTCTATTTCTTTCCCGTCGGTTATCTTCGATTGATGATAGTGCCACTGGAAGCTCCCAACTCCAGTTCCCGATTAACCCTGTTTTCATTATCCAACCGAGCCGCCAATTCCATCAAGGCGGAATAGGCCGGGGACATCTGCACGAAATTAGTTGACAGACCCCGCAAGT